GCAATGGCTAAGCATCACGCTGCTAAGCACAAAGAAGGCGGTTCTGCGCATCACAAAAAGATGCATGAACATCACAAGCATGAAGCCAAAATGTGCATGGGTGGTAAGATGCATAAGAAAGATGGCGGAGCAGCTATTGATCGTTTTGAAACCAAAACTACTTTGAAGCCAAAAATTGACGTCAAAGACAAAGTTCATCAAGCTAAGCAAACTAAGTCTTTCAGCACCAAAACAGGCGGTGTTGAAGGTTTAGGCTATAAGCGCGGTGGTCACCTCAAGAAGTTCGCTAAAGGTGGCACTGTGTCTGGTAGCGTTGCTAATCGTTATGAGAATACTTTGGTTCATGACGGCGCAAAAATGCCTACAAAGAAAGCTGGTACAGGTTCTATCAAGGAAGGCGTTGCTGGTTACAAACATGGCGGTCACGTAGCTCATCACAAGCATCATTCAGTTCATGAGACTCATGGTGGTCACGTATCTCATCACAAACACTCTACCAAGCACCACGCCCATGGTGGTCATGTGTCCCACAAGGAACATATGGCTCATGGCGGTCATGCGCATAAAGTGCACACGACTAAGGTGTCTACTGCTAAAAAAGCAGGCGGTAAGTGTAATTACTAAGATTGCGCGGGGGTTCGCCCCCGCCTTCTTAAATTTTGGAGAATGAGATATGACTGCAACAGTTTCGTCAATTACTCGTGCGGGTACATCTGAACCGTTTGACCTTCAAGTCAACCGTAATGAAGTGTACGGTCACAGTAATGTTAATATAAATGGTTATAATGCTGCCGTAGCAGGAACACAAATTCCGCTATGGGAAAATGCTTCGACTTACACTTTTCCAGCTTCCGCTTTAACAATGACTGTAGTTAGTTCATCCGCTACGGATGCTTCTCCAGCAAAAGTAACTGTTAACGGATTAGATGCAAACTGGAATGCGATTTCTGAATCAGTTACTTTGAATGGCACTACTGGCGTAACTACTGTTAATCAATATTTACGCATTAATAGCGTAGCTATGACAACGCCTGCAACTGGTCAAACTACTAACGTAGGTACAATTACAGTTAAAAACGGCTCAACCACCTACGGTCAAATCAATGCTGGTTTAGGTCGTAGTCAAATGACTGTATATTCAGTACCTAATGGATTTAATTTCTATTTGCGTCGTATTAACTGCTGGTCAGGTAGCTCTTTGTCTTCAAACGTGTATATTTTTTACAATTTGCTGACTCAACAATTTGGAGCAGCATCACTTTCTGCCGCGCAAGTTAGCTTTACATTATTTATGGATGTTCATAGGTATTGCGCAAACGTGTTTGGTCCAAAGACTGATCTTCAGTTTTTGTTTTCAACAAGTGACAGTTCAACACAGCACGTTGCAATGTATGCTGAAGGACTATTGATTCAAGCTGATCAACCTGCTAACGTAACTCCATAATCATGCCATTAATCAAATCAAAATCTGAAAAGGCTTTTAAGCATAATGTCTCCGCTGAAGTCAAGGCGGGTAAGCCAGTTAAGCAAGCCGTAGCAATCGCGTATAGCGAAAAGCGAGCCGCAAGCAGCAAGAAAGCTGGCGGTCAACTGACTACAAAGACTCGCAAGTCATTGCCTAAGTCAGATTTTGGTTTACCAGGAGAGCGTAAATATCCTATGCCTGACCGTGCCCACGCAGCGAATGCTAAGGCACGCGCTACTCAAGCTGTCAAAGCAGGAAAACTCTCAGAGTCAAGCAAATCAAAGATTGATGCAAAAGCAAATAAGATTTTGGAAAAGAAATCTAGCGGCGGATCTACAAAAAAGATTAAGAACTGGTAATCATGGCTAAGAATGGTCTTTATGCTAACATTCATGCCAAGCAAGAACGCATTAAAGCTGGTTCTGGTGAAAGAATGCGTAAAGTTGGTTCTAAGGGTGCGCCTACTAAGGCGGCATTTATTGAATCAGCTAAAACGGCTAAAAAGAAAACAGGTGGCGACGTAAGTCTTTCAATTAAGAAAGGCGAAAAGTTACCAGTCAGCAAGGGTGCAGGCTTGACCCAAAAAGGTAGAGACAAATTTAACCGCGCTACTGGGTCACATTTAAAAGCGCCTGCGCCACACCCAAAGACTGAATCAGATGCAAAACGTAGAAAGTCATTCTGCGCTAGAATGTCAGGTATGCCAGGACCAATGAAAGATGAGAACGGAAAGCCAACTCGCAAGGCTGCCTCATTAAAGCGTTGGAATTGTAAAAACGGCGGTAAAATTAAAAAGACACCAATGTGGTGAGTTTAAAATGGACATGGTAGATACACTTTCTAAAATCTGGCCAATGGTCATTGGATTTGTAGCCCTTGTCATTGCCCTAGCAAAGATGGACGTTAGGATTGGTGTTTTAGAAGAGAAAGTTAAAACGCTGTTTGATATGTGGAATAGAAAACAATGAGCACAAGCGGAACAGTAGGTCAAACAGTCGTCAGCGTTCAGGATCTTATTGATCATGGTGCTCGTCGCGCTGGTAAGTTAGCTGAAGAATTAACCGTTGAGCAGGTACAATCTGCAAAAACCAGTCTTTATTATTTGCTTTCAAGCCTCACTAATTGGGGTATTAACTATTGGGCAATTAATAAAGTCGTCATTGGCTTAATCCCTGACCAGACTTATTACTACCTGCCAGTCGGCACTGTTGACGTATTGAACGCGAACTATCGCACAACTACAAATATTACTCAAGGATATTATTCTACTTCAGGAATCGCAGCTTATGCTTTTGACGGTATTGGTTTAAATATTTGCCAACTTACTACCAATACAGGTTCAATCGGTATTAATAATGGATTAGCTAATCCTGTTTATATTAATACTGTTGGAATATTGCCCGCCGTTGAAGGTTCAGTAGAAATTAAAATTCAATGTTCAGTTGATGGGGTTACTTGGACTGATATTGCTACTCCTGGAGTCGTTACTTGGGCTCCTAATCAATGGTTGTATTACGACTTACAAGCCACGGCTACGCAACCTTTTTGGCGTATTTTGCAAGTTTCTGGACCAAATATAGGAGTGTATCAAGTTCAATTCGGTACAATGCCCGTGGCAATACCCATGGCACGTATGAACAGGGATGATTACTCCAACCTACCTAACCGTCAATTTCAAGCGTTACGCCCATTGCAATATTGGTTTAACCGTACAATTCCTCAGCCGAATATGGAAGTGTGGCCAGTGCCTAATTCTATTCAACCTCAGATTGAACTCTGGTTAAACCGTTATGTTCAAGACGTAGGTGATTTAAGCGGTCAAATTGAAATTCCGCAATATTTTTACCTTGCGATTCAATGGGGATTAGCACACCAAATGGCGTGCGAACTTCCTCAAGTGGATCCAGGTAGAATCACATACGCAGAACAACAATATGAAAAACATCTACTCATGGCTCAAAATGAGAACAGGGATAAGTCTCCTATCTACTTTGCGCCTAATATTTCACCGTATACAAGGTAAAATATGCCAAAGTGGCTAAATACTAAAGGTAATAATATTATTTCTATAGCGATTTGTGATCGTTGTAAAATGAAACGTCCGTACGATGAAATTACTCAAGACGGAAATATTCCTGCTTTGCGCGTTTGTATTCACGGTTGTTCTGACCAATTTGACCCATATCGCTTACCTGCCCGTCAACCTGAAAAAATTTCTATTCGCTTTCCGCGTCCCGACGCAGACATTGCCGTGCGTGACAATCAGATTTTGACTAGTGAAAATGATTTACTTTCACCTTCTATTCCAAATCAATTAGATGGTAATCTTGACGGTACAACTTTTACTCCAGTAAATCCACGTAATGGCCAATAAATTAATACCTGAATTACCTCAAGCGGGACCTATTACGGGTCTTGAATTAGTCCCCATTCAGCAAGGTGGAGTAACCGTTCAAGCTACGGTTAATCAACTTGTGGCGACGCCTTCACAATTTCAAACATTTTTAACTGTAAACAATGAGCCAACTCTTCCTAACAGCCGTTACTTTGGGGTAGGGATTGGCATTGGAATTACTGACAGCGGTGCTCAAGGCAAGTTTTCATTATTTTTGAACGGCACATCGGGTTCACTTGAGACTACTGGTTATGGCTTAATTGCAAAAACAGCGGCTGGCACAGTAGCTGCTCGGGTGCTTTCAGTTAGCGGAGCAGGTCTCTCAGTAGCAAACGGCAACGGTGTGAGTGGTAACCCTACACTTGCCGTTACGGGGCTTCTCTATTCCCTCGCTAACCTCGGCGGCACTGGTTTATTATTTTCAAACGGAAGTAATCTCAGCCCTCTGAGTATCGCTGGGACTACAAATCAAATTAGCGTAGCTAGCGGTAACGGTGTTAGTGGTAATCCTACAATCTCATTCGCTAATGACGCGGTATTTCCTGGCACTGGCGGTATTACCGTACCGAACGGAACTACGTCACAAAGACCTATTGCCCCTAACGCGGGTCAGATTCGTTACAATACTACTCTTTCCGCTTTTGAGTTTTATGAGGGCGGTATCTGGCAAATACTCGGTACTGGTAGTGGAACTGTAACTCAAGTTAATGGCACTGCGAACCAAATTAACGTAGCTAATAATACCACAACTCCAACTATAAGTATTGTAAACAATCCCGTATTACCTGGATCAGCAGGAGTAGTATTACCCCAAGGCACAACAGCACAACGTGGTGGAGCAGTAGTAGGCACACTGCGTTATAACACTGATAGTGGAATTCTAGAAGCCTACACGGCGACAGGTTGGGGTGCTATTATTTCTGGTTCAGGAGTTGCTACATTCAGCGCAGGTTCAACAGGTTTGACTCCTTCTTCTCCTACTTCTGGCGGTGTTGTCTTAGGCGGCACTTTGAATGTAGCATCAGGCGGTACAGGTGTAAATACCCTGACAGGTTACGTTTATGGAAACGGTACTGGGGCAATGACCGCCTCGCTCACTATTCCGACTACGGCTTTGAGTGGCACAATTACTAATGCTCAATTAGCTAACAACACAATCTCAGGTGTAGCGCTGGGAGGTAACCTGTTCAGTTTGACAGCAGGCTCAAATATCACCTTCAGCACTGGAACCACATATAATGGTTCAGCCGCGATAACTATTAATTCTACTAATCCTGGTGGAACGGTTACTTCAGTTTCAGGTACAGGTTCAGTAAACGGTATAACTCTCACTGGAACAGTAACTTCTAGCGGTAATTTAACTTTAGGTGGAACTCTTGGCGGTATTGGCAATAGCCAGCTTACCAATAGCACTATTTCAGGCGTATCTTTAGGTTCTAACTTAAATGCTTTGACAATAAGTACAGGTCTTTCAGGCACAAGTTATAACGGTTCAATTGCAACAACTATAGCAATTGCCAATACTGGAGTAACTGCTGGAACTTATGGTTCAGCCGCCGTTATTCCTGTTATCGCCGTAAATGCTCAAGGACAAATTACTAGCATTAGTACCCAGCCAACCAATGCGCCAGCATATCAAGGCACATGGAACGCATCTACAAATACACCAACTTTAGTATCTAGCGTAGGAACTGCGGGTTATTACTATGTAGTTTCTGTAGCAGGCAATACCAATCTCAATGGTGTAACGGGATGGGCAGTAGGCGATTGGGCTATTTTTGAAAATGGCGTATGGCAAAAAATTGCTGGCTCATCTAGCGAATCATTTACTAATCTAACCACTACAAACCTAGCGGTAACTGGTCTTACTGGCTATATGTATGCCAATAACACTACAGGCAATGTTACGGCATCTACGACTATTCCTAATGCGGGTTTGGCTAATTCAGCTATTACCATTAATGGCACAAGCACAAGTCTTGGCGGTTCGATCAATGTAGGAACGGTAACCAGCGTAGGAGCAACAAGCCCAGTAGTTTCTAGCGGTGGCAATACACCTACGATTTCTATACCAGCAGCCACAACAAGCGTAAGTGGCTACCTTACAAGCACAGATTGGAACACTTTTAACAGCAAAGGTAGCGGCACAGTAACCAGCGTTAGCGGAACTGCGCCTGTAAATGTGGCTACAGGTACTACAACCCCTGTAGTAAGCCTTGCAAGCGGTTATGGCGATACACAGAACCCTTATGCAAGTAAAACAGCCAATTATGTTTTAGCCGCACCAAACGGAAGTGCAGGAACACCCTCATTTAGGGCATTAGTAACTGGTGATGTAACTGGTCTTGGCACAATGGCAACACAAAATGCCAATGCTGTTGCGATTACTGGCGGCACAATCGACAACACAGTCATTGGCGCAACAACCGCCAACACAGGCAAATTTACTACTTTAGAAGCCACAGGAACAGCTTCATTAGGCACAGCTTCTACAACTTATATTCAAGTTATTGGTGATGCTTCTTATCCTGGAGTTTATGCAACTGGCGGTACAAATACTCCATTAGTCCTGCAACCTTTAGGAACAGGCGCATTACAAGCACAAAAGACTACTTCATCAGCAACAGGCGGTAACGCTAGGGGTGCTAATGCGGTTGATTGGCAGACTGTTAGAACCAACGCTGGATATGTAGCAAGCGGAGCAAACTCTGTAATTGGTGGCGGGCAAAGTAACCAAACAGCAGGAAATTCTGCTGTAGTTGCTGGAGGATTTAACAACACTATTGGCGGGCAAACTGCGGCTGTTATTGCTGGTGGTAGATTAAATTCTGTTAATGGTGTTTCGGATTATGGGGCTATTCTTGGCGGTTATCAAAATACATCAAGTGGATATTTTAATCTTATTGGTGGTGGCTATTTAAATTCAGGAACATCAGGTTCAACAGTAACAACTCAAACTACAACAATTGCTGTAAGTGCTGGAACAACACTTTATTTATCTAGCGCCAATGCAAACATTAAAGTTGGTCAGATAATTATTGGTACTGGTATTACAAGTTTTTCCTACGCAACATCAACAGTAACTACTGGTACTCCTGCTGTAATGGCAACATCAACCATCAGCGGAACAACTCTAACAGTCGGCTCACTAACATCAGGCACAATCATTGCTGGCATGGTTTTAACTGGTACTGGTGTAACTGCTGGTACTTATATCGTTAGTGGTGCTGGTTCTACTTGGACAGTTTCTACATCACAGTCAGTAAGTTCTACAACAATTACTGGCACAGCTTATACATTCACAATCAGCCAAAATGCTACAACTGCCGCTGGTGTTACTTTATCTTTCTATACGCCTCATGGAGTAGTAGTCGGTGGTGGTAATAACCAAGCAACAGGCGCATATAGCTTTATTGGTGGCGGTGGTGATGCTGGTACAGCGGCTAATAGGAATTCTTGTGCTGGTGATTGGGGTGTAATAAGTGGTGGGTTTAGTAATTCTATTATATCAACAGCACCATACGCTTTTGTTGGCGGCGGAAATATAAATAGTTCATCAGCTACTTATGCTGTAACTTGTGGCGGTCAAAATAATAATGCTGGCGGATTTGGTTCTTTTGTTGGCGGCGGTTCACAAAACCAAGCAACAGGAAACTTTGCTTCAGTTATAGCTGGTTTAAGAGGAACAAGTAGAGCCATACAAGGTTATATGGTTTTTCCTGCTTGTAACCAGCCTATTTCAGTAACCCAAGGAAGTACACAAGCTGCATTATTGCTTTTAGGTAAAGCAACTACAGACGCAACCGCTACAGTTTTAACAAGTGATGGAGCAGCCGCATCCACAACAAACCAAGTAATCCTACCTAACAACTCTGCTTATTATTTTAAAGTAAGGGTAATTGCTGGAGTAACTGGTGCAGGAAACACAAAGGCTTGGACACTAGAAGGTGCTATTAAGCGTGGTGCTGGTGTAGGTACAACTGCTATAGTCGGTACAGTAACAACGACTGTAGTAGCGGCAGATGCAGGAGCTTCCACTTGGACAGTAACTGCCACAGCAGATACAACCAATGGTGGATTAGCAATAACAGTAACAGGACAAGCGGCAACAACAATAAGATGGGTTGCTAAAGCCGAAACCGCAGAAATGACATTCTAAAAAGGAAAAATCATGGCATTAAAATTATCAGTAGCAACTCAATTTGGCGTACCAGCAGAAGAAGCCTATGCCAAAATTACTAACTTTTATGGCACTAAAGACCAATTACAAGTCCAAGTAGCTATTTACTTTAACGAAAATGCTCGCCATCAAAATATGTCCACAGTTAAAGAAAATGCCCATTACATTGCTATGGAAGATTTAAAAGGCGATTTGATTCCAGCAATTTATGAAGTATTAAAGACTTTTGCTGATTACCAAGGCGCAGAGGATTGCTAAATGGCAATGAATTTAGACCAATCGGCAGATAAGATAACCCCTAGCTCGGGAACTTTAACTGTTGCAGGAACAGTAAATGCTAACAATGTTCCTACTACAGGAACTGTATTAGCTTCTATAACCGCTCCTGCGACCAACCCTGCTACAGGAACGCCATCTTCTACTAATTTTTTAAGGGGTGATGGAACTTGGTTTGGTATTAGCGGGGGAAATTTTTAATTATATGAATTTTAAGCTATAATTTCACAAAGGAAATTGATATGGCACAAAGCGGCTTTACACCCATCCAAATTTACTCTAGCTCAACCGCTAGCAATGTACCGTCCGCCTCTAATTTGGTGAACAGTACTCAAGGTGCTGAGTTGGCGATTAACATCGCTGACGGCAAGTTGTACTACAAGGACAACTCCGGCGTGGTGCAAGTTATTGGCACTAAAGGTGGCGTAGGCTCATCTTCTACTACTCAAGTCTTATATAACTCTAGTGGTCTTGTGGCTGGTTCTGCCAATATGACCTTTAACGGAACCAACTTAACATTAGCTAATGATGCTTCTATATCAGGTCTTACTGTTGGTAAGGGTGGTGGTAGTGTAAGCACAAATACTGCAATAGGTAATGGTGCTTTTACATCAAATTCTACTGGGCCACAAAGTGCAGCTTTTGGTTATCAGGCTTTATACAATTCAACTGGTGGATACAACACAGCTATTGGTTATCAAGCTGGCTATGGAATTTCTACAAGTGATTCCAATACTGCTATTGGTCGTGGTGTTATGGCTGGCGCAACAGTATCAGGTGGTCAAAATACTGGAGTTGGTAATTTTGCTTTAAATCTTATTACAACTGGAACAAATAATTCTGTTGTTGGTAATGGTGCTGGTTCAGCTATAACTACTGGTTCTTTTAATACTGTGCTTGGTGATTCCGCTTTAAGGTTTAACACCACCGCATCTAATAACACAGCAGTAGGTTATCAAGCTGGGTATGCCAATGTAACAGGAACAGATAATTTCTTTGGTGGTGCTTTTGCTGGTACAGCAAATACCGCTTCAGGAAATGTGTTTATTGGTAAAGAAGCTGCTAAGTCCAACACTTCAGGTGCTTCTAATATTGCTATTGGTTTTACATCCCTTGTAAACAATACTACTGGCTCTAATAACACAGCTATTGGTTCAGGTGTAAGTGGTGTTTCTGTTGGTGCTTTAGGTGCTAACACTACTGGTTCTGCGAATACAGCCATTGGGCAAGCTGCTTTATATTCAAACACCACCGCATCTTACAACACCGCAGTTGGTTATCAAGCTGGGTATACAAATAGCACAGGCGCTTATTTAACTGCAATAGGTTATCAATCCTTATATAGCAATACTGCAGCAGATAACACAGCAATTGGTTATCTTGCTTCTAACGCTAATACAACAGGCACATACAATGTGGCAGTTGGTGGAACTGCACTGCAATTAAACACTACAGGTTCTTACAATACAGCAGTTGGTAGGCAAGCGTTGTATGCAAATACAACAGCCTCTTTTAATACAGCAGTAGGAACTGTTGCATTGGGTGCAAACACTACTGGTTCTTATAATGCCGCTTTAGGTTATGGTGCTCTTAATTCCAACACCACCGCATCTAACAACACCGCAGTAGGTTATCAAGCTGGTTATAG